TTTGCCGAACCAGCGTCGCGGCATTTCACCGCTGGAAGCGATGCGCAACACAATCGGAATGGGAATTGCGATGGACAGATTCCTTGCACAGTTCTACGGTGAAGGCGCAACACCGCAATCCGTTTTGGAAACTGACCAGCCGATAACCACAGACCAAGCCGCAGTTCTTCGTGATACTTGGGAAGAAGCACATTGGAAACATCGCCGCCCCGCAGTTCTGTCTGGCGGTTTGAAGTGGCGTTCAATCACCACAAGCGCAGCCGATATGGAAATGATTGCGCATCGCGAAGCAATCGTGCGCGATATCGCACGCGCTTATCGCATCCCGTTGTTCTTGCTTGCTGGTACGGGCGGCGATACGCAAACATATTCCAATGTTGAAAGCACGGGTTTGAACTTTCAGCGATACACATTGCTTGCTTGGCAGCGTCGTCTTGAAGATTGCTTTTCGGAAATGTTGCCAATCACACAGCGCGTTCGTTTCAACAGCGACGAATTCACGCGCGCCGATTTGCTTACCCGCGTAAAGGCACAGCAAACGCAAATCATGGCTGGCACTTTGACACCGAACGAAGCACGCGAAATTGAGAACCGCGAACCGTATGAAGGTGGCGACCAATTCGTGATGGGTGTCGCAGGAACAGCGATTGCTGGCGTGGAAGGCGGCGACCTGCCGACATTGGGAACTGACCAAGTTCCACCTGAGCGCAGTTACAGGAACGAAGTAGTTGTGAACCATGCGCCGATGCCGACACCACTTGTGGTGCATGAGACACCGCAGAACATCAGCATTCAATATCCTGAACAGACGGTGAATGTGGAACCACCAATCATCAAGTTTGACCCGCAGACCATAAACATTCCCGAAACTGTCGTGAATGTGCAAGTACCCGAACCGCGTTTTGTGCGTCGCACAGTTGAACGGGATGCTGATGGTCGCGTGTCGGCAATCATTGATGAAAGGATTGATGGCTAATGGCAACAGGAATTTCTGATTATCTTGCGGATGCGTTATTGGATTCGGTTGGCAACAACACTTCGTTTGCTGTTGCAACTGTGTATGTGAAACTTCATGTTGGTGACCCGTCAGGCACAGGCACAGCAAACCCTGCGGTGGAAGTGACACGCAAAGCAGTTTCGTTTGCAGCCGCATCATCTGGCGTGCTTTCTTCCGATGCCGCTGTGACTTGGACAAACATTGCAGGTTCAGAAGATGCAACCTTTTTCACCGCTTGGGATGCTGCAACTTCTGGCAACTTTCTTTTCTCTGGCACGATAACTGCAAACCCGTACACCGCAGGCGACACCTTCACAATTGCTTCTGGCGATTTGACAGTTTCACTTACCATCGCGTCATAAAGTCATCGGGCAGTTTGCGCCATGACAATCAACTATCGCTTCGTAGTTGATACGAACCAATTGGATGATGCCGAAGTTGGATTGGGTTCACCGTTTGTAAATCTTGAACGGTTTGCGTTGGATGCGTCACCGTTGAATGATGAAGGTTTTGGTTTGGATGGCGATGATTTGTCATTCAAGGTTGTTGGTTCTGCGGATAGTGAAGCGGGCGAATTGTTTGCGCAGGCTTCTGCGGAAATCATTGTCACGGTTGTTGCGTTGGCTGATGCCGAATTGGGTGCTGCAACGGGTGAAGCAACTGCGACGATTGAACATGGTGCGTCTGGTGAAAGTTCGTTTGGTGGTTTGACAGCATCGGCTTCTGCTGACATTGATAATCCTGCGACGGGTGAAGCGTCGTTGGGTGGTGTGTCTGGTTCTGCGTCTGCAACTGTTTTGCATTCTGCGCAAGCGGTTTCGGAATTCCAAACCGTGAATGCGTCTGGTCAGGCGTTGGTGATTGTGAATGCGTCTGGCGTGACGGTTGTTCCTGCGTTGGTTGCGTCTGCGAATGGTGTTGTGATTCCTGTCGGTGAAGGAATTGCAGATGCACCGCTTGGTTCTTTGGATGCGTCTGCTTCTGCGTCGGTGACGAAGAAGGCTGGTGGTGGTGCTGGTGGTCGCGTTCGTTGGTTGGAACAGTTGCCACCGAAACCGATTGTTGTTGCGAAAGATGTTCCGCAAGAAGTTGAAACGATTGTTGTTGAGCGTGAACCTGTTTCTGTGTTTGCTACTGCGTCGGTTGGTTTGGGTGTGTTGCGGGCGCGTGCTTTGGGTGGTGTTTCGTGGGTCGCTGAACGCGATGATGAAGAACTTCTGCTGTTGTTGTGAGGGCTGAAAAAGCCTGTTTTTATTGGGGTTTTTGAATGGTTGCAATCCTGCCAAAAGCGGGCTTATACTGAATACATCGGGATAACAATAAAGCCCGCAACAAAAAGGAACCAGAACATGACACGCAAGGCAAACAAAACAGAAATGAAGCGGATTGTAAAAATGCTGAATGAATACTTCGGTGAAACACGCTTCGCAGATGCGCTCATTGATGGAAACACAATCACTTGGGAAGGGAACTATGAATGGAATGAAAAGTTCAACGAATGGTTCCACCGCAACAAGTGCTACTTCAACTGCGCTGGTGTGTGGTTTGAAAACAACAACGGATACAGCATCAGCATCTACCGCTAACAACAATCAACAACAACAAAAAGGAAAAGGAACAATGGAAACCAAAACAGAAATCATCAATCCATCAATCGGGGTGGATGTAACGAAATACATTGGAAGCGACGCATACCACGAAATCGTCGTGGCTACTGCCCGCAACTACCGCATCATCTACACCATGAGCGCACGAAGCGTTCTTGGCAATCTGACACTTGACACTTGGAAATCACTTTCAAATTCAATTCGTCGCAAGCACGCACGAAATGCTTGGGTGAATGCAATAAGCAATGTACGAACCGATACGGAAACCATGTACGACAACGAAGAACAAATCAAATCAGTTGTTGATAGATGGAAAGCAGCCCACGCCTACACACTTCGCAAGGATGGCTACTACACCAGCAAAGGGCGCAACAGCGACTATTTGAAAATAGGCAGCACCTACCAATACCTTGACCCGAACTTTTAGGTCATGGCGACCCGCCCCTAGTGGGCAACGCGCAGGTGCAATCCCTGCGGCGGGTACAAAAAAAACATCGCAACGCTAGTATTTCGTGACAGTTGAAAATCGCACATCACGGAAAAGGTGACACATGAAAACAACACAGGTCACCGTAGGAACTACGCCAACGCTCATCGTAAATCCCGATGACCAAAATCGCTACATCTATTTACAGATTGTGAGCAGCGCGACTATTTATGTTGGCGATAGCACCGTCACAACTTCCAATGGTATGCCGCTGGAAAAGCACAGCGCACCGCACGAATTCTTTTTGCCAATCAAACAAACAATGTATGCAGTTGTTACCGCGCAAGTTGGTACTTCTGATTTGCGCATTCTGACCCCTGATGTGGATTGATAGAAATGCCTTACGGGATTTCACAAAACCAACCTGATTGTTCGCGTTGGGCTGCGGTTGTGCAGCGTGAAGATGGTTCATTTGAAACGCTTGCTTGTTATGACACGAAGCAGGATGCGATTGACCGCATGGTTGCGCAATCGTTGGCGGAAGGTTTAGAACCGATTGGTGAAGTTGGTGCGCGTCAAATGGAAATGGAAGAACCGTCTGATTACAACATCAACCCGCGTCAAGCAGCGATGTATGACATCTACGAAAAGATTGCTGACGAATTCGGTGCATGGGATAAAGGTGTTGGTGGGAACGGTGCGCACTATGTAGATGAATCACCGTTTGCCGAACAGGGAATGATTTGTGCGAACTGTGTTTTCTATGAAGGTGGCGGCGGATGCGAAATTGTTTCTGGCGATATCGCGCCGAATGGCATCTGCAAGTTGTGGATTATTGCGGAAGAAAAGATGTCTGGCGATAGTGAACCAGAAGAAGAAGCAGCAAGTGTTGAGCAGCGGCAAATCAGTTTGGTTGCACCTGATTTCATGGCGGCTTCGGCGCGCCGCGGTTTGCGTTTGCATGAAGAAGGTTTTTCTGGTGATGGTCTTGTGCCTGCGACGGTTGCGGATGCGCGTCGCATGGCTAATGGTGAAGCGTTGT